GGGAAATCTACAAGCAGGCAGGCTCGCCCCAAGACCAGAGGGACTGGATTACTGAGAAGTTATACCCTATCAAAGACAAGATTCTTGGTATGACCATCGGCAACCATGAAATCCGTGTCTGGAATGAAGTCGGTATAGACATTTGCAAGGACATTGCAAAAGAGCTTCATGTGCCATATAGGGCATCAGGCATGGTGATCAAAACTTCTTTTGGTGATGGTAATAAGAGCACAAAGGGCAAGCCCTATGTTTACTGGGGATACTTTACACATGGCTATGGTGGTGCAAGAACCATGTCAGCCAAGGCGGTAAAAGTAAAGAGAACATCAACTTGGATACATGTCAACTGGTATGCAATGAGCCATGACCATGTAGTTAATGCGGCGCCGGCAGTTTATCTTATTCCTGATGCCCGGGTCCGTGATGAAAAAGAGCTGAATGCTGAGGGTAAGTGGACGGGCGGTTATACAGGCTTCAAGGTAGGTAAAGTATCTGAGCATCGTAAGATGTTGGTAAAAACTAATGCCTATCTCAAATGGGGTGGATATGCGGAAATGGGGGGCTTCCCTCCTGTGGACCTTGAAACTCCAATAATCAAGCTCATGGGTGAAGGTAAACCAAAGGTAAGATTGGAGATATGAATAAACTTATTTACGTAGCTGGAAAGTACAGGGCTGATACTAAAGAGGGGGTAGAAGCGAATATCCGCCATGCTGAGCGGGCAGCTAAAAGATTATGGCAAGAAGGCTGGGCGGTGATATGCCCACATCTTAACACTGCCCACTTTGATGGCGACGAAGATGTTTTCCTAGAGGGTGGGCTGGAAATACTTAGCCGATGTGATGCTATCTACATGCTTAATGGGTGGCAAGATTCAGAAGGTGCGACTAAGGAATTTGACCTAGCTGATGAACTAGGACTGAATATTTATTTTGAAGAACTACCAACGGGCTGATACTGGGGATATTGATTAAGAGGAGGCACAATAATGTCTGAAGTCTGGGTCAATGAACAATTAAGCACGACAATCAACCTTTGTCGGATTGCCCTACTGTTATTTAGCCTTAAGAAGAAAGAACTACTGCCGACTATCTTAGAGGCAATCCTATTGGAAGCTCAGGATATGGTGGATGATTATTGTGTGGTGAATAATGCTTGAGTATGAGAAATCGCTGAAAGAAAGAGAAGTCAAAAAATTGATACTTGATTTAACTGTTAGCAGGCCAACAGTAGAGATTATCTACAACATGGCAGAGGAATACAGGAAGCCCAATCGTGGCAGGTATGGGGGGCCTTAAAGGGGAAGGATATGGAATATGGATATTATATTACTGACACTGCTGGCAATAGGCGGTTTTTTATTGAAGGTTGTTCCTATTGTCATATGAGTACCGGGGGGTTGCATGAAGCAGATTGCCCGCTGTCCAAACAACAAATGCGGGAAGGCTATCAGGAAATGGGCGAAATGAATCTTAAGGACGCAGAGGAGTTTTTACCAATAGCTATGGAGAGTTGGCCTAAATGGTATGGATATATATTATAGAGAGTTCGACTTAAACTCAATGGATTCAAGCACTTGGAAGGACTTCAGGTGTACCGATGAGATATGGGAATTATGGTACAGACTACAGAGGAATTAGTGTGAAGATAGAATTTATAGCCTCTTTACCGGACATACAGACGGCTATAAGTATCAGCGGTGATGGCTCGACAAGGGTCAAATTGGATATACCAGAATCTGAACTATCAGAGGCGGTTAAATTAGTAATGTTGAAGGGGAAAGCATTCAAGGTGACTATTCAGGAATGTGCAGGTAATTTTGATGGCTAAGATGGGCAGACCCAAATTGAATATAGACTGGAAACTCCTAGACGGCTTTTGCCAGATGCAATGTACGCTCTGGGAGATAGCCTGTTACTTTAACTGCTCAGAAGACACGATAGAGCGGCGGGTAAAGGATGAAAAAGGGGTAACATTTGCGGAGTATTTCGGTAAAAGGCGCATTGCAGGGTTAATGTCGCTACGGCGCAATTTATTTAAGATGTCGGAAAAGAACGTAATAGCTGCTATATTCTTATCAAAGAATTATCTGGGTATGGTAGATAAGCAGGAGATGAAACACAGTGGGAATATCAGCAGGAACCTTGAGGACTATTCCACGGAAGAACTCCTCACAATTATCGAAGGTGGCAAAGGAACTTCTTAAACGTAAACAGGCCACCGAAAACTTAATATCCTTCTGCCAATATACTATGCCCTCTTATGAAGCCCCTGAGCACCTTGTAGCGTTAGCAGAGAAGCTAGAGGCTATAGAACGTGGTGACCTAAAACGTCTGATTGTTCTAATGCCACCCCGACATGGTAAGAGTGAATTAATTTCTCTTCGCTTCCCCTGCTGGTATATGGGGCGACATTCGGAGGAATATATAGTACAGGCTGGATATGCCGAATCAATAAGCCTGACACATTCCAGGAGGGCTAGGGATGTATTCGTATCACAGGAGATGAGGAACTTATTCTCCGATGTACATTATCGCCCTGAGAGGGCAGGACAGGAAACAGTAATACCGGAAAGACAAGCAGCCCATGAGTGGGGCACTAAGCAGGGTGGCTCTTATTTCGCTGTAGGAATAGGTGGAGGGTTGACTGGTAGGGGTTTTAATCTCGGCATTATAGATGACCCTGTAAAAGACGCTGAAGAAGCCGATAGTATAACCTATAGAGAAAGAGCTTGGGACTGGTATCAAAAAGTATTCAGGACCCGGGCTCAGCCAGATGCAGCGATTATAGTTGTTATGACCCGGTGGCATGAAGATGACTTAGCGGGTAGGTTGTTGAAACAAGCGAAAGAAGACCCCACCTCTGACCAGTGGGAAGTCCTTCACCTTCCAGCAATACGAGATGACAAGGCGCTATGGCCTGAGAGATACCCGATTGAAGAGTTAAAGATACTCCGCTCTTCTATAGGCTCTAGGGCTTTTGAATCGTTATATCAGGGCAATCCTACTATAGCAGAGGGGCAGATAATCAAGCGGGAATGGTGGCAGTATTACAGGGAAGCTCCTAACTTCGTAAGAACCTTCCAAAGCTGGGATACCGCCTTCAAGGATAAGACACAGAATGATTATTCAGTCTGTACGGTATGGGGAGAAGCGCAGAACGGCTTTTACCTCCTTGACGTATGGCGGGAAAAGGTAGAGTTCCCTGAATTAAAGCGAATTGCCAATGCTTTATATGAAAGAGATAAGCCAAGCCTTGTGTTGATAGAGGATAAGGCAAGTGGGCAATCCCTCATTCAGGAGCTTCAGAGAAACACGAAAATACCGATATTACCGATAAAAGTAGACAGAGATAAAGTTGCCCGAGCTTATGCCGCCACTCCATTGATAGAGGCGGGTAAAGTCTTTCTTCCAGAGAGTGCACCATGGTTATATGATTATATCGAGGAGTTATCGGCCTTTCCTAATGCTACCCATGATGACCAGGTGGACAGCACGACTCAGGCGTTATCCTTTATGAGAGGTAAGCCAGAAGAAGAAAGAATCATAATCTATGACACCATGCAGGAGGTCAATTTAGACTTATGACCAAGAAGATAGAAGCACCACAAGATATAGAGCTATTGAGAGAAGCATTGCCAGGGGATATGTTTAAGCAATGTTTAAGGGAAGCTGTTGCCAGTGTAGAGCAGGAGTTGGCGTTAGAAGATAAGGGCTGGGTGAATTTAAGCGTAGAGTCAGGTGGGGGCATGCCTGCTAGTGTAAGAATTCAAGCAGTAAAAGATGCACGCCAGTTTTATTACAGTGACCCTATGGCAACACAGGCCATAAGATTATGGACAGACTATACATTCGGTGCTGGTATGACATGGCAAGCTGAAGATAAAAGAGTCACAGAGGTATTAGAGGGCTTCTGGAATTCAAAGCAAAATAAAACTGTCCTAGGTGCAAGGGGGCAACGTAAATCATCGGATAAGACATTGGTAGATGGAGAGATATTTTTCGCTCTCTTTTTAGGGGCGAAAGGCTCAGCTACTATTAGGTGGATTGACCCCCTGGAAATAGTAGAGCTAATTACTGACCCAGATGATAAAGAAGACGTGAAGTTCTATCGCAGGCAATGGATAGATACCCAAGCAAAGTCGCATGAGGACATTTATCGTAGCACAACGAACAAAGAGAATAAGGCGACAGTAGATTCACAAGGGAAGAGCGTTCAGAAAACTCAAGATGCCCTTGTGTATCATCTGCCTCATCGCACCCTTGGTCAGCGAGGGACTTCGTTGTTGTATCCTGCCCGCTTCTATTTGACATATAATAAGAAGTATATTGCCTCGCGAATAGCTCTTATGTTGTCCTTATCAAGGTGGGCTTGGAAGCAAAAGGTCAAAGGCGGTTCGGCGGTAGTAGAGACTATTAAAGCGGCGACTGAAAGTAAAACACCCAATGCTGGTTCAACTATTACAGAGAATTTGGGCGTTGAGACTACCCCAATAAAGACAGAGACAGGAGCTAGTGCTGCTTATCAGGATGGTAGAATGATTAAATTGCAGATTGCCTCGGCAGTAGGAATTCCTGAGCAGTATTTTGGTGATATATCTATAGGAAATCTGGCTACGGCAAAGACAGTTGAACTCCCAATGATGAAGATGTTCCAGTCCTATCAAAAGGTCTGGAGCGATGTTTACACAGATATAAACGGGCTTGTATTAGAGCACAACAATGTCGATAAAAAGAAGTGGTATGTGGACATGGACTTCCCCCCAATAGCGCCAGAGGATGTAGCACAGGCGGCCACAGCTATGGTACAGATATTGACTGCCATGCCCGATTTAGCTTATGCTGATGAAGTAAAGCAGATGGCATTAATGACCCTGGGGATTAACGACCCTACGGAGGTCTTAGATAATTTAACTAAGGAAGCCAAGAGCGACCCTAGCGTTGCTTTAACTAAGGTGCT